ACCAAGAAGGCTGGCAGACCCAAGAAAGAACTGGTGGAATAAATGGCTTACACATTACTGCAACTGGTTGACCAAGTTTCGGGCGAAATGGGCTTGTCCCAACCAGCGGCAGTAATTGGCTCCACCAACAACCAAACCGTCCAACTGCTGGCTTTGGCGCAGCGGTTGGGCAAAGACTTGGTGCGCGAATTTGAGTGGCAGCGGCTGGTCAAGGCTTACGTCCTGCAAACAACCGCCGGAATCAGCACCACCGGCACAATTACGGCAGGCTCAAAGGTCATCACCAGTATGGGCACGACCGTAGGCTTAGAAGTGGGTAATGTGGTGACCGGCACGGGTCAGGCTCCATATGCTGAGATTTTGACTATTGACTCGGGAACTCAAGTCACGTTGAACACGCCTGTGGCAACCTCAACGGCGGCGGTGTCTATGACGTTTGCCAAGCAAGACTATGCGATGCCGACCGACTTTGACCGCATGATCTCGGATACAAATTGGGATCGCACAAACCATTGGCGCAATCTTGGAACAAAAACCAGCCAAGAATGGCAATGGTTGCAAGGCGGCATCATCTCTGTTGGCCCACGGGAACGCTATCGTATATACAACAACCGCCTGCGAATTTTCCAAGCATTGACAAGCATCTACACTTTTGCGTTTGAGTACGTTAGCAATTATTGGGTAATGTCTACCGGCGCAACGGCAGGCGACAAAGGCGCGTTTACCGCCGATTCCGACACGACAATTTTTCCTGATGACCTCATGTTGGCGGGTCTGAAATTCTATTTTCTCAAAGCTAAAAAGCTGGATTACGCCGTGGAATTGGGTGAATTTACACGGGCGTTGAGTTACACCAAAGCGCAGGATGTGCCTGTACCGGCGCAGTCTCTTGCCCCAATTGGCATGAATCCGCTGGTCGGCCCGTGGAGTGTTCAAGACGGCAATTGGCCCGCGCAGTAATGCTTGCATCATTTGGCAAAGCCCCAACGACTCAGCGCAGTCAAACGGTATCTGTAGCTGCCCCTATTGGCGGGTGGAATGCCCGTGATGCTTTGGGCGCAATGGAGCCGATGGATGCGGTCACGTTGACAAACTTTTGGCCTGGCACAAACTCGGTCATCTTGCGAAACGGCTACACCAAATTTGCCACCGGCATCACCGGCACGGTGCAGTCTATTCTTGCGTACAGTTCGGGCACATCTAATCAGCTTTTTGCTGCGGCGGTGGATTCAATCTACGATGTGACTGCTGGGGGCGCGGTTGGCTCTGCGGATGTCACCGGCCTATCCAACGCCAAATTTCAATACATTAACATGACCACCACAGGCGGGTCATATTTGATGTGCGTTAATGGTGCGGACAAGCTGCGGACTTATGATGGTTCTGCTTGGCACAAAGACGGCGATGGGTTGCCCTACAACATTACCGGCGTAGATACCGCCAATTGCTCCAACATCACGTTGTTTAAAAATCGTGTGTGGTTGGTAGAAAACGGGTCGCTGAAAACATGGTATTTGCCAATCAACAGCATTGGCGGCGCGGCGGTGTCGTTAGACATGACCAGCCTTGTCCAATATGGTGGCTACATCATGGCGGGGATGACTTGGACGCTGGATGCCGGTTACGGCATGGACGATTATCTTGCGTTCATCACCAGCAATGGCGAAGTGGTGGTTTGGCGATTAACCGACCCAACAACGCCAAGCGGCATTTCCATGACCGGTTTGTGGAAAGTGGGCGCACCTATCGGTCGGCGCTGCTGGCTCAAGTACGGCGGCGATTTGTTGATGATTACGCAAGACGGCGTGGTTCCCATGTCTGGCAGCTTGCAATCGTCCCGCCTTGACCCTCGGGTGTCAATCACCAACAAAATCCAATATGCGGTCAGCCAGGCGGTCAGTTCTTATGGACAAAACTTTGGGTGGAGTTTGCTTTACTACCCCAAGGAAAACCAACTGATTATGAATGTTCCGATTGCTACGGGGCAAGAACAACAATATGTGATGAACACCATCACAAAAAGCTGGTGTAATTTTACCGGTTGGTATGCCAATTGTTGGGAAATTTGGCAAGATGACCCTTATTTTGGCGGCGATGGCTATGTTGGCAAAGCGTGGAATGGCACGATTGATGACACATCCAACATTAACGGGTTTGCCTTGCAGAGTTTCCAAAACTACGGGTCGGCAACTCAAAAACAATGCAAGATGATCCGCTATCACTTGTTGAGTAACGGCACACCGGCAATTTTTGGCAATGTAAACGTCGATTACAACCTTGCCGACCAAAGTGCTCAGCTTAGTTTTTCCACCTCGCCGTACGGGGTTTGGGACAGCGGCCTGTGGGATGTTGCCTATTGGGGCGGCGGACTTAACCCTACCGCTGATTGGCAGGGAACGACCGGCATCGGATATTCTTTTGCGCCCACGTTGAACACCGCTACTCAGGGTATAGAATTGCAATGGGTCGCAACCGACTTGGTGTTTGAGGCTGGTGGTGTCCTTTGAGATCACTTCAGACCATTCAGCAGGCTTTTGGACTGCAAAAAAGGTCGATGGTGGCTACTTTCAAGAGCGCAGCCGGTCTATCGGGTTGAAGAAAGACGGCGAATTTGTCGCCGGTGTCATCTACGAAAACTGGCATGGCAAGTCAATCACTTGCCACATTGCGGTCACCGGCAGAATGACTCCGGCTTACTTGGCAGCCATTTTTGACTACCCGTTTAATGTTTGCAAGGTCGGCAAAATCATTGTGCCGGTCAGCAGCGCAAACATCACAAGCATCAGATTTGTTGAAAAAATGGGTTTCCATGAAGAAGCGCGGATCAAGAATGCAATGGCAGATGGGGACATGGTAATTTTCACCATGCCAAAGGAACGATGCAAATATTTGGAGAATCGATATGGGAAAAAGTGCACCAGCAGCACCCGCAACGCCTGACTATGTAGGCGCTGCAAGAGAGCAAGGCGCGGCAAACGTCGAAACGGCGCGTGTTCAGTCTAAGCTGAACAATCCCAACACATACACGCCTTACGGTACGCAATTGGTGTCCTATGATGGCGATCAACCAACCATTACGCAAACGCTGACCCCGCAGGCGCAGAAAACACTAGAAGAACAGCAAAACGTCCAATATCAGCTTGCCTCACTTGGCGGCAAAGGCGCTACCCTTGCAAGCGATGTGCTTGACAAGCGTTTCAATTTTGGCGGGCCGGATGTACAAACTTCGCTAGATTTAAGCAACATTGCCAAGATGCCGGTCAACGCCGGAACAACGGCGCAAGAAGCCATCATGTCGCGTTTGGAGCCGTCATTGGCAAAGCAGCGTGTTAGCACCGAAACCCAACTGATCAACCAAGGACTACGGCCTGGAACTGAGGCTTATGACAACGCCATTCAATTATTGGGACAACAAGAGAACGATGCCCGCACGCAAGCGGCATTGCAAGGCATCAATGTGGACATGGGCGCAAATGCCCAAGGCTTTAGCCAAGCTGCGACCGGCGCAACCTTTGCCAACACCGCACAGCAGCAGGCGCTTGCAGAAGCTATTCAGCAGCGTCAAATGCCGCTAAATGAGATCACCGCATTGATGTCCGGCAGTCAGATTCAAAACCCGCAATTTGGCGCTTACCAAGGCACAAACGTGGCAACAACGCCAATTTTTGCAGCTACCCAAGCAAAAGGCCAAGCTGATCAAAATACTTACAACCAACAAATGGCAGCAGCAAATGCAAACACCGCAGGAATGTACAGTTTGGGTGGTGCAGCCGCTAAATATGCATTTGCGTAAGGAAAAATAAATGGCAAACGTCAACTTAATTGATCCTTACTCGCAACAAGCGGAAGAAATTGCGCGGCGACAACGCATGGCGCAAGCATTGCAAGAATCAGGATCGCAAGTTTTGCAAATGCCCACAACGCCAGGTGTTCCAATTAGTCCTTATGCTGGATTGGCAAAAATCTTAGAAGCTGGTCTTGGTTCATATCAAGAAAAAAAAGCGCGGGAAGATTACGCCAAATTGCAAACCGATTACCGCAACAAGTACAACACGCAATTTGAAAATTTTGCGCGAGCATTGTCATCACCAGCGCAAGAAGCATTTGCCGGACAAGAAGCCGTGCCAGGTCAAGAAGCTATTGCAGCGCAACCAGCAGTAATGGCTCCCCAAATTGAAAAAAGTTTTGGCGGTTATGGAATGCCGCGAGAAGTTGGGCAATACGAAGTTTCTCCCGCTGTAGCAGGCAAAGAAGCTGTGCCAGGCCAAGCCGCAATTTCTGCAAGGCCAGCAGTTCCTGCGGGTTACATTAGCCCAGAGATGCTAAAAGGAATTGACATTCCCGAAGTCAAGCAATTGGCAATGGCTAGATATTTGCAGCAGTTTGAGCCTAAACAAGTCAAACTTGGGCCAAACGAAAGTTTGTATACGCAAACTGGCATAAATGGCCCACTTACTCCATTGGTTACGGGCACAGCAAAAGCGGACAAACTTGCACCACATTGGGAAGCAACAACCCAAGAAGTTGATGGAAAACCTGTGGCTGGTTGGATTAATTTAAATGCCGCAGACAAAGCGGCTTCTTTTGTTGCTGGCGCAAAACCAGCCGAAGCAAAAGCTGTTGCGCCTGTTTGGAAAGAAGTGGTGCGAAATGGCAAGATTTATTACGAAAATTTCAACGAAACTGATCCTGCAAAACGTCAAGCCGGTGCAATTGAAAAAGAAGCCGTAAAAACGCCGCCTCATTACAGCGAAGTGGAAAAAGATGGAAATATTGTCATTATTGACATGAATCAGCCAGCAGATCAGCGTTTGGCAAATGCTCAAGTTAAAGGGCCAATTCGCAACAACCTTGAAAAAATCGAAACCAACGATGAGAATGGAAAGCCGGTTACCCGTTATGTTGACAAGGCGCAACTTGCCACATTGGGCGACATTCCTGGTCAATACAAAGGCTTTATGTCGGACATGGCAGAGGCCGGTCAACTGCCAAAAAATTGGCAAAGCATTCCGCAAATTGCTGGATTGGTGCGCGAAAATCTTATCAACAAAGCTGGCGGCATTACACCAAAAGATTTGGCAAGCCTAAAAGTCAGAATTGCAGAAGCTGCCTCGCGTCTTGCCTACGAAGGAGTGCCAGGATTTAGTCCTGCTGGACTTACACCGCAATTGCCAAACTTCACAATTTTGCAAGGTGGCGCGCCCGCACCCGCAACGGATGCTGCGCTAAAAATCACCACCCGCGCAGAAATTGCAGATGTGGCAAAACGTAGCGGCAAGTCAATTGAACAAGTAACCCGCGATGCAGTCGCAAAAGGCTATAAGGTGCAATGATGGCTTTGTACGATGATCTTTATGGTACGCCCGCACCCGCTGCACCAGCGGCTACGCCCCGCCGTGTTGCGCCGGTTGTAATGCCCCAGCCTGCTGCGGCGGCAGCGCCTGATCCATTGGTTGCTGCCATGCAATCAGTAGTTGGCGGTGCTGCGCCTGCCGCTGTTGCAGCGCCAATGCCTCGTCAAGCTAACGAAAGCCCCAAAGCATTTGATCAACGCATGGCAAAGGCGCGAGAAGAAACTGATAAAGCACAACGGGAAGCGGCAGCGCCTGTCAAAAAGCGTGATTTGCCATCAGGTGAAGTAGAAAAAATCACGGCAATAGACAATTCACTTGGTGCACAAACACGTTTATTGGAAACATTTAGGCCGGAATATGGCGGGTACAAAGTTAAATTTGCCGGTGACATTGCTAACACAATGGCAAGCACATTTGGCGGTGATAAAGAAGCGCAAGCCGATTGGTGGAAATCGTATAACGCCAATGACAATATTGCCCGTAATGCGTTATATGGTGCATCTTTGACTCCTGGCGAAACAAAGTCATGGGAAGCAACAACAGTCGATATAAGCATGACCCCGTCAATGATTAAAAAACGGATGGAAGAACGTGCGGCATTGATTGAGGCAAAACGCAAAAACACCCTTGAAAACCTTGGAAAAGCAAATTTCAATGTAGAGAATTTTCAATCTGCACCATCCAATTTTTCGCCAGCACCCGTTGCTGCACCACCCGTTGCCGCGCTAAAAGAAGGCCACGTTACAACTTTTAAGAACGGGCAGCAATGGACTTTGACAAACGGTAAACCGGAAAAGGTGAACTAATGGCAGACCAATGGGAAGTTGTATCTGTAGCGCCTGCTGCGCCGCCGCAATGGGATGTTGCGTCTGTTGAGCCAATTCCATTTAGCACAATGAAAATGCTGGCTAATGCGCCTGGCAGTTTTAAGAAAAATGTAATTGATGGTTTGGTAGAGGCCATTTCAAGCCCCGTACAGACCGCAAGAGGCATTGCTGATGTTGCCGCTGGTGGGTTTTACAACGCCATGCCTGCCGCCGTACAGCGCGGCATCAACGCCATTGAAGTTAACCCCGCAGCGCAACAACGTGCTATTCAAACTGCCAATGTTGTTGGTCAAGAATTGGTAAAGCCTTACAGTTCAACCCAAGGCTTTAAGCAAACTGTACAAGAAGACCCATTTCGCATTTTGAGCGATGTTTCAATGCTTGCCGGTGGTGCTGGCGCAGGGTTAAAAGCCGCCAATATTGGTGCAAAAACAGCGCAGGCTGGCAACATATTGACCAAGGCATCGGACGTTCTCAATCCGGTTACCCAAGCCATTGCCGCCACCAAAGCTGTTGGCAAAGGCGCTGAAACTATTGGAAAAGGCTACTTGGCTGCAAAGTCAGGTGTTGGCATGGAGCCAATCAATCAAGCCATCAAAGCTGGTGCGGAAGGCAATCAAACCTTTTTAGAGAATATGCGCGACAAAGTGCCGTCTCTACAAGTTTTGGATGATGCCAAAGCAAATTTGGCTCAGATGAACGCCGACAAAATGAAAGACTATCGGTCGGGCATGGTCAACATCAAAAACGACAAGACTGTTCTTGATTTCACCGGCATTGACAATGCGCTAAAAAATGCGGAAAGCATGGCGTATTACAAGGGCAAAGTCAAAGACCCAACTGCCGCCGATGTTTTGCAAAACATGAAAGCAGAAGTAGAAAATTGGAAAAATTCTAATCCTGCTGAGTACCACACGCCGGAAGCTATGGATGCCCTAAAGCAAACGCTTTGGCAATATTTTGGCAAATTAGGAAAAGAAGAAAAAACTGCATACGCTGCTGGTAAACAAGTCTACGATTCGGTCAAATCTGAGATTGGCAAACAAGCGCCGACCTATGCCCAAGTGATGAAGGGCTACAGCGAATCGTCTGATTTGATCAACGAAATTGAGCGCACATTGTCATTGGGCGACAAAGCATCTTCCGACACTGCAATGCGTAAGTTGCAATCGCTGATGCGAAACAATGTCAACACCAACTATGGGCGGCGAATCAGTTTGGCGCAAGAATTGTCAAACGCAGGCGGCATAGACTTGATGCCCGCATTGGCAGGCCAAGCCATGAACAGCTTGACACCTCGCGGATTGCAAAGCGTATCTAATGTTCCAACAGCTTATTTGGCATATGGCGCGGGTGGCCCAGCTTTGGCTGTTGCTGATGTTTTGTCATCTAGCCCCAGGGTTGTTGGCGAAACGGCATACAAATACGGGCAGATGGCTAATGCGCTATCAAGCCCAGTTCAAACAGCAAAAAACATTGGTGGCGCTGCTTACAGCGCACTTCCGGCGCAAGCACAAAACGCATTGACTGCGGCGGCGCAATCGCCTTACAACCCAATAAAAAACGTCCCAGCAATTCCTAGCATTCAAATTACCCCACAGCAAGCTAAGATGGCGGCTCTGTTAGCAGGGCAAGCGGGCAACCAACAAAGCGGACTTGATGAATGGCTGCGCCTTAATCAAGAAGCACTAGCACAGCAACAAAGGTGAAACCATGAGTTACAACGGCTCCGGCACATTTCAGATTAACACCTCGGGTCAGCCCGTGGTGACCGGCACGGTTATCAGCAGTTCCGCATTTAATGCGCTGACCGCAGACTTAGCCACCGGCTTGTCCACCGCAATCACAAAGGACGGGCAGACGGCGACCACCGTGCGAATCCCATTTGCACAAGGCATCAACTCAAGCCTCATTACAGACGCTACAAACACCACCACAGGCTCAATAATTACAGCGGGCGGTGTAGGTATTGCCAAGGCGTTGTGGGTTGGTGGGTTGGCTAATTTTGCAAGCACAATTACTTATGGCGGCGTGACCTTATCAGCAGCGGTGACCGGCACGGGCAAAATGGTGTTGGACAACACGCCGACATTGATTACCCCAGTGTTGGGCGTGGCTACGGCAACCAGCATTAACAAGGTTGCATTCACAGCGCCTGCAACGGCTGCAACGCTGACCATTGCGGACGGCGCAACCCTTGCCACATCAGGCGCGTATTCATTGACCTTGACCGCTACAGCGGCAACCAATGTCACATTCCCAACCACAGGCACATTGGCAACTCTTGCGGGTTCTGAAAACCTCACCAACAAGACATTGACTAGCCCTACTCTTGCATCTCCAAATATCACTACGGCATTAACTTTAACAAGTGCGGCTGGAACAGCTGGTCAAGTATTGACTTCTGCTGGTTCCGGTTCTGCGCCTGTATGGTCTACACCAACTGGTGGAAAAATATTGCAAGTTGTAAGCACAACTAAAACAGATACATTTACATCTACTGTTACTGGCACATATACAGATATTACTGGTATGTCTGTAAGCATTACGCCAACATCAAATACAAGCAAAATTCTTGTTCATGTAACTGGCGCGGGTATGGGTCAAGTTGGAGTGAGTAGTCTTGTAGTTCAATTGTTAAGAGGTTCTACTGCAATTTCCATAGGAGATACAGCGGGTAGCAGAACAACTGCAAGCACTAATAGCTATTCTTCAGATGCTAGTCAATTAGGCCCGTTTGCTATTCACTTTTTAGATTCTCCAGCAACAACATCAGCAACAACTTATAAAATTCAATTTAAACTTGGCTCTGGGACTTTTTACTTTAATCGAACACAAACCGATACGGATTCTGCAAGTTTTGCCCGAATAGCATCGACAATTACTGTCATGGAGATAGCAGCATGAATCACGAAGCAATATATGCTCTTTATTCGCAAGTTGTCACGATTGATGATGGCGCTGGCGCGTTTGACAAAAACGGCAACAAGGTAGAAATTGACCTTGCCGCAGTTGCTGCTTGGGTAGACCCCAATGCGTACAAATACAAACGCGCTGCTGAGTACCCGTCTATAGTTGATCAACTTGATTTGATGTACCACGGCGGCATGGATGCGTGGAAAGCAACTATTCAAACCGTCAAAAACAAATACCCAAAAGTTTAATTATGGAATACCAAGCAATGTTTAACTTTGTTGCAGGCATATTGCTTGTTGCTATTGGTTGGTGGTGTAAGGAAATATGGGATTCGGTGAAAGCCCTTAAAGCTGACATCAAGGCCATTGAGATTGATCTGCCCAAAAACTACGTCTCAAAGACCGACATTGAAAGCCGGTTTGACAAGATCGACGCAACGCTAGAGCGCATCTTTGACAAGCTAGAAGCAAAAGCCGACAAATGAATGCGCGGCCTTGTTATTTTTTTGATTGCCGCTTTTGTGTACGGCTCAACAATCAAACGCGAATGCAGCGTTTCTGATTTTGTAAACCTCATGTATTCAAACAATAACCCAAAAGAACGCGCAGACAAGGCGTGGGAATGGTTGGAAGAATCAGGGCCAACTTGCAACAAACAGCAATTGACCCTGATTTACGCAAATTTACCAACCCTTATGGGGTCATCGGACAGCATGAAAATTCGGGCAAGAATTGAGCAATTGCATGAAAGGGCATCAAAATGAATGAATCGTGGTTAGCGCGGAACATCCAGCCCGTAACGGTTGCGTTCTTGCTGTTTTCTTATTTCTTTTTTGCGTTATTGTCAGTTTTCAATTTGGAAACACGGGGCGCATATGTGGATTTGCTAGGTCAGGCCATGATCATCGTGATCACCGCAATTTTTGCTGGTAAAACCGCAGAGAAAATTGTAGACATCCGCACCAACAAAGGAACATCAAATGGCACTTGATCCCGTATCTGCGCTTTTGGACATTGGCGGCAAGGTGATGGATCGGTTGTGGCCTGATCCAGCGCAAGCTGCTGCTGCAAAATTGGAATTGTTCAAGCTACAGCAAAGCGGCGAACTGGCAATGATTGCGGGCCAGCTTGACATCAACAAGGCCGAAGCTACCAACCCCTCGGTGTTTGTCAGCGGTTGGCGACCAGGCATTGGCTGGGTATGCGGTGCAGGTTTTGCCGTTCAGTTTGTCATTGGCCCGCTGGCTGAATGGGGATCAATGCTTTACGGTCACCCAGTAAAGTTTCCCGCTATGGACACCGGCACAATCATGCCGCTTTTGTTGGGAATGCTTGGCCTTGGCGGTTTGAGAACTGCGGAAAAAATTAACGGGGTTGCCGCCAAATGATCAATTCCCGCAGCTTGGATGACCTAGCACCGCCCGTTAAACAGCGAGCACAAGCGTTTGTAGACGCTGCCAAAGCCAAGGGCATTGATTTGTTAGTGACCTCCACCTATCGAGACAGTGAAAGCCAAAACGCGCTTTACGCCCAAGGCCGCACAACGCCTGGCAACGTAGTCACAAGAGCCAAAGCAGGGCAATCCTGGCACAACCACCGCTGCGCCCTAGATGTTGTGCCGTTGGTTAATGGAAAAGCTATATGGGACGATCAAGCTGTTTGGAAACAAATCGGCGAGATCGGCAAATCCTGCGGCCTAGAATGGGCTGGCGATTGGAAAACTTTTAAAGAGTACCCGCACTTTCAATATACGGGTGGAATGACTCTTGCCCAACTTCAGCAAGGCGCAAAAATCACTTAGCTTGTGTTTCAACTTGATGCACCAATGCGGAATGCATCTTAGAAACCTCTACAAGCGCCTGCAACGTCAATTTGACAGCCAAGTCATACTTGTTGTCCAACACGGCCCAATGCGCGTCCTTGAGGGCTTTTTCAGCGTTCATGCAGGGTCTAGCGTAATCAATCACCGTTCTTCTCCTTAACTTTTATGTAACTAATGTTTAACAACAGCAGAAAGCACCAGGGGCTTATGAAGTACGCCGACACGCAGGCGCATATCATGGTTACTATGTTTTCTGAATAATGCCATTTCACAATATCATTCATGGTTTTTCTCCTTGATGTCGTAAAACCAATCGTCTCCAGCACTCCACTTGCGTGTACCGTCCACTGTCCAAAAAGTTTGCGCGGCTTGGAAATCAGGAAACTTTGTTTCAGCGGGCACAAGGCTTTGGTCATACCATAGACATCGGTTGTTTGGCTGACAAGCAAATTGCCCGTTTTCTAAGCGCATAAAATTAAACGATTTGTGTTCTTCGGCCTGTTCGGTAAAGCCGGTGTCAAGGTCTTGCCCATCGGCGCAAAAATCCACTGTGAAAAGATATGTGCCGTAATGCCATTGCTTGTCTTTGCCCAAAAACTTTACGCCCAAATTACGCAATGCAATTTTTTCCACAACCGTAAACCGGTAACCCATGCAATCCCACAACTGCAAAAAGTCAATGGGCAAATCACCGTGGTCAGCTTTCCACACATAGGCATGAATGGGCAGCTTGTCGTACAGCGCCCCGTAAGCTGGCAATAAGGATTCAATGCGAAATACTTGCCCGCGCAAGGCTTTGATGCTGACCCAAATTGCTGGCTCTAGTTCGCCGTGGCCTTTGGTGAAATTGTGCAAAAACTCACGCCGCACAAAACATTTCAATGGCGGCAACGCCGCAACGATGTAACTCATGTGTTTAATTCCTTTATTTTTCTTTCAATTTTTTTGCATAAAAATTCATCGTAGTCGCCGCTGTATTGACAAATGCTATCAATGGTTTCTCTGATGTCAGCATCTGATAACCAAATCCATTGGCGCTTTGGTGGGGCGGTGTAGAACGCCATGCCAACAGGTAAAACCATTGCGGGGTTTAACGGCTCAACAATAAACCTACCAAAAGACATTCCAGTTACATACGCCACAGGCTCCTGCGCTGGCTGCACTGGCAGGGGTGGCTGTGCCAAGGCTGCTTTTTTGCCATCGTAAAAGCCAGACTGGTATGCAATGGTTAGTGCGTCAGGCTCCTGCAACTTGTCCGCAGCCGCCTCACGTTTTGAATTAAATCCGGTCATAGCATTCCATTCTTTAGTGTGATGCAAGTGCCCTCAATAAGCGTGACCATCTGACCGCCTTTCAGCGCCATCTTTTGCAAATTTTCTTTTTGCGCGTCAACCGCAGCGCGGCATTGCTGTTCGGATTTGTACCAAGTTTGCGCTTGCATAAATTCGCAATTGTTATTCATGCACACAAACAAAACGGGGATGTAAAGAACATGGATCATGCTATCAATCCCCACACAATGCTTGCAACCACAGACATAAACAGCACAAAGAAAAATATGGCAATGATGGCCTTGATCATGTCAACAAAAAAACCACCGCCGGAATCGTCTTCATCGTTCATTTGTAAGCCTTTGCTTTTAACATTGCGTCTGCCAATGTGTATGCATCAAGAGCAATCATTTTTGGTGGCTCATTTATGTAATCTTTTCCGCTAATCAAAGATTGCATTGCTAACCCAGCGTAATAGTCACGCAAGGTCATGTCTTTGGCTTTTCCTCCATGCAATTCGTCGTGTGTTGGGATTTGGTTAAAATTCATTTGCATTGCTCCGTGAAGATTGCCAGCACACTGCCACATGGCGGGCAATAAGTGGCGTAGCCAACCCAAAAAAATCCCGCCATCATCACAGACCAAACGCCAATCAAAGCAAAAATGGTTTCAATCAGTCTCATATCAATGACCTCTGTTGTGGTTGAAAAGCCCATTCACGTTCCAATCGGTTAGACAATGATTTGACCAACTGGCCTGTTTGCTTGATCAGCCCTTGGCGTTCCAATTCGGGCAACCGGCGGCTGATCTGATTTTTGTCCAACTTGGACAGCAGCATGATGCCGTCTTTGCCCAGCGCCCCGTGACGCTGTAGGCAATCAACAATAATGATGGCGTGATCTTTAGCTAGGCCATTGGCCTGTTCTGCCGCCATCCAGCTTGTCACCGGATCGGTGTTTCTAGAACGGTATGTCATCTTCATTGTCCTTTGGCAAACCTTGGAACTTGTCCTCGCGGGCGCGTGGTTCATTCAAAAACGCCCAACCGTCCCAACCGCCATCTTTTAGCGGAATCACATCCAGTTTGAGCATTTCGCCTTTTTGCGTTTCAATGATTGACCCAATGCGCTGGTAACGGTTTTTCTTTTGGCCCTCGGCATTGGTGTAACTTCCAACGATACAAGTGACTTCCATTTTGGTTTTTGACATGATTACCCTTTAAGTGATTCGGCGTGTTTCTTAATGCTGCTGCGGGTTTTGCTGTCAAGCATTCCCCACAAAGCGGTCTTTTCTTCCACATCGGTAACGCCCAAATATTCTTCAAACGCACCGATTAGGTCATTGGCGCTCATGCGCTCATCAATGGCTGCTGCAACGTCTGCAACGATTGCCATGCGGCTGGGCGGCACAAGGTCAGTCTTGGTTGCTGACACTTTGACCTTACTGGCGGCATTGCCGTCATCATCTTCGGGCGCTATTCCAGCCGCCGCCATGAGGCTGTAACGCCTGGCGTAAGTCAACGCCGAGCCGTACCCTTGCGGGTCTTGTTTGCTGGCGGGAACGTGCAATTTTCCGCATTCCATCATTTCGCCCGATTCATGCACAAACACCGTTTCCACAGTTACTCCGGTGTTGTCCTCGCTGGTGCGTTGAATCAAGGCTATTCCTGCGGCATTTAAGGCATCCACAACGGCCTCAATACAACCGGCAAGGTCAACGTACTTTGACCGGAAATGCGGGTTTGTAGACGTTTTTAACGCCGGTGCAAATCCGCGCTGGGCGCGTACCAAAGCTGATGCAATATTTTTCATAGGTCACCTCCAAATTCTTCACCACATTTTTCACAAGTAAAATACCAAATGACGGTCACATCGTCAAAGGCGTGTCGCGTTAATTCACCGCAATCATTGCCACAGATTGGGCATTCGTAATCTTCACGGGGTCTGTCAAAAGTAGCATCTGTTTTCATTAGTAGTACCTCGGGCCGCAAGTTACATCGACAATGGTTTCAGCGGTATAGCCATTGATTTTTCGTTTGCCAAACACCGTGATTGCCCGCAGGCCGGATGTCTCACATTGTTTGACAGCTTGAATGACCTCAGACCGGCCCATCGATTGGATTTTCTTGTCCATGACCAATTCTTGTTCGGTCATGGCTGGTTCGCTGGCGCAGCCTACCAGCGCAAGGCATAGCAAGTATTTCATGCGCGTTCTCCCATCAACATCTTTTCAATGTTGCTGATTTCTTCTACGGCGTATTCAATTTCTTGGCACAGATGCCGCACTTGCGCCCGCAAGCAGCCAACTTCGTAAGCCAGCCGGTCAGCGGTGTTGGTGCTGTAAGCATTGGCGCGGTCTTCACAGTCTTTAATAATTTTAGCGGATTTCATTTTTTAAGCCTTTCGTTGATGTATTTGCACAGGTACTGACGGGTGGCGGTGTTAAGGTAATCCACCCATTCCAACCCGTCCTGCATGACAGAAAAAACGGTCAAGCTGTCATCTTTCATGTCGTATTCGTAACCGACCAGCAACTTGGCATATTCGCCGTTGTCTTTTAAATCCCATTCAATTTCCATAAATGCGTTGTAAGCCATTTAGTCCACCAATGTTTTGTCAAGTTTTTCTTCTAGATGCCTAATCAAGTCTTTGCTTAAGATGTCCAAAAACTCAACGCCGTTGTGCTTGATAGACCAAATGCTTGTCCATGTTTCGGTCGGCTCATCTAGGCTGTTGACTTCGTATTCAATTTCAAAAACCGCGCCTTCGTAAGTGGCAAGGGTTGTGTTCATACGCCGCCTCCAACAAAATAGCCAATGGTGTAGCTGATGATGGCAATGGCTGCCGTTGTGATGATGGTGTCCCAATTTTCTTTAGTCATTTGACTTTCCTTAAAAGAGCTTGCGCCCTATTTGATTTATGTAGGTTGACCCTTAAACATACGCACTGCAAGTGCTTGATGTCCAATGTGTGAAAAGCTGGCGCGGATATAAACCCATGCTTGTTGTTGAGGCATTGCTAAAAGTTCTAAAATTATTGGCTGAATTGCGTTTTCAATCTCAGCTTTTGATGCCATAAATGGAGCTGCTGTTGCGTGAGCTAATTGCGCTGCTGCTTCAATACGTTGTGCAAATGTCATGTTAAGTTTCCTAAAAAGACCGCTACGGGATGTTGCGGGTTGAGGCAAGTATAAGCCAGCTTACACACATTAAGCCAACTTACATTGCGAAATGCGTTAGGGCAAACCCTATGTTTGATGCCCGTAAGTTAGCTTACAATCGCAAAATGACCAAACAGGAACTTATTGACAAAGCAGGCTCCCGCAAGGCGCTGGCTGAGTTGCTAGGCATCAGCTTGGCAGCCATCAGCCAATGGACGTTCATTCCAAGGGCGCGTCTGTGGCAGCTTAAAAATTTACGGCCTGAGTGGTTTAACCCTTAAATTTTATGTATAATCCGACCCGTCTAGAGTGGCATCTAGGCGATGAACAGATGGAAATAACCCCGCAGGGTACTGTGTGGTCTTGTCGTACGGCAAGCGAGTCTTTTGACCTTCTGTTCAATCGTCTTGCTGTTGCTCTCGCCAAGAGCCAAGACCACAGAGCATCTTGCGGGGTTTTTGCTTTTGGACTGCCCAATGCGGTACGTCGATGGTTGGGCATGAGATACCCCGTTACACGAGCAAACCAAAGCGGGGAGCGTGGGCTAAGGATAGAGCGCGGTGGTTGAAATAGTCTGTCCAGTGCGATGCGATGACATGGCTCCGAAAAGCAAGTCACGGCACAGAGCGAACTTTGGTTATGACCACGGTAAGGCTGTGCTTTGCTCCAACATTCACCAAAAAGCAAATGGAGAAGGCGATGTTTGAATCAGGATTTGATAAGTTTTGGATTGCTTACCCTAAGACTCCTCGCAAAGGCGCAAAGTCTGAATGTCAAAAAAAGTGGGTCAAGTTTTATTGTGAGACTCAGGCCGACCAAATCATCAAACACATTGAATGGATGAAAACCACCGAACAATGGCTAAAAGCAAACGGCGCATTCATTCCCGCGCCTTTGGTCTACCTTAATCAACAACGCTGGGACGGGGCTGAAGTGCCCGAGATGCCCGATAAAAATCAGGTTGATTCCGCGCTGCAAAAGATTTTTGAGAATGACAAAAAAGCCGTGCCAATGCCTGATCACATTCGGGAACGTCTAAAAGAATTGCGTGGTCGCCGTGTATGACCCTAAAGCTATCCGCGCCCGTGTGTTTGCCGACATGGTGCGCCTGTGCCGTTTGCCAGCTTGGAAAGATTGGGCTTGGCGCGAAGTGCAGCGCATGGATGAAGACGTTATGTTTGCGGGCATCAAAGCCCACGTTTTGGAAGAAATGAATGCGACACGCAGCCAGGGTTGACGCTAACCAACAAGCCATAGTTGCTGCGTTGCGGGCTGTTGGCTGCTATGTTTGGATCATTGGCCTGCCGGTTGATCTTTTGGTTGGCTATCAACAACACACTTACTTGATGGAGATCAAAACCACCTCTAAAAAGCGTTTAACGGGGCTACAAGCCGACTTTTTTTTAAGGTGGGCCGGTGGCACGTTATGCAGGGTTGACAGCCCAGAGGCGGCTTTACAAATGATTGGGGTTGCCAATGCGGAGCCTTGAACAAAACCGCATGATGTGGGCAAACCTTGAAGACATTGCCCAGCAAGTAATTTGGTACGGTGTTAAGCTGACAAAAGACGAATGGAAAGATGTTTTGACCGCCGCGCTTAAAAAACAAAAGGTTGTGCCTGGCATAGAGGGCGGCTTTGTCGTGATTGGTGCGCGAACAAGCAAGATGACCGTGCTCGAAATGACCGAACTGATAGAGTTATCCACAGCCTTTGGCACACAACAGGGCGTGAAATTTAGGGCATTTGTTGATGATTAAGTGCCCTGAGTGCGGGACATGGACAATCGTGAAAGAAACGCAATTAGAAGCTGGCAACGCCCGCCGCCGCCGAATTGAATGCGCCAATATGCATCGATTCACTACCTTGGAGACTGTAATTGCTACAAAAACACGCATACGTCAGAAGCAAAAAACTGCTGAAATTAGTGGCAAGCCTTGACTGCCAATGTTGCGGGTCAGGCCAAATGGTGCAGGCCGCACACACAAACTGGGGCGGCGGCAAGGGTCGGGGCATCAAGGCCGACGATAATTTGGTGGCTGCGCTGTGCTTACATTGCCATTTTGAGATTGACCAAGGCGCAAATTTGGACAAGAATGAGCGCCAGCAGCTATGGAATCAGGCGCACCAAAAGACGGTGGACGCATTGACCAGTATGGGGCAATGGCCTAAAGACGTACCATTGCCTTACAATGGGGCTTTAGAGGTGGCACTATGAAAAAAAATGTCGCGGACTTTATTTCAACTATGCTGCACAGCGGCACGGTTACCCATTTCATGCATTTGGCAACCGACAGCTTTGCCGTACACATGGCATTGGGCGCGTATTACACCGAAATCATTGAACTGACCGACCAGTTTGCCGAGGCATACAACGGTGGTTACGAGAAAATTAAGGATTACCCCGAGAACTTTCACAACGCCAAAGACCCGCAAAAGTACATGGCAAGCATGAAAGCGTTTGTTGAAAAGAATCGTGTGGCCCTGCCTGATGACAGCCAATTGCAAAACATCGTGGACGAAATTGCCGCGTTGGTGGATTCTACGATCTACAAGCTAACCCTCAAATGATCCGCATATTTGCAGGATACGACCCTCGGGAATCCGTGGGTTACCATGTATTTTGCCAATCGGTCATAGAGCGCACTAAGGGGCTGGTCAGCATCACGCCCTTATCCGGCAAACAGCGGGACGGGACTAACGCATTTACCTACCAGCGGTTTCTAGTACCATTTCTGTGTGGATATAAGAATAAGGCTATCTTTTTGGATGGCAGCGATATGCTCATGCTGGCAGACATTGAAGACCTAGAAAGCCTGTTCGATGCGCGCTATGCCGTACAGGTTGTCAAGCACGACTATCAGACCAAACACCCAAGAAAGTACATTGGCACACCGATGGAATCCCGAAACGGCGACTACCCAAGAAAAAACTGGTCAAGCCTGATGCTGTGGAACTGTGAACACAACCGCAACAGAGTGTTGACACCCGAATTCATTGAAGAATCTAGCGGTGAAGAATTGCACCGATTCCAATGGTTGCCCGACTCACTGATTGGCGACTTGCCAAGGGAATGGAACGTGCTGGTGGGCGAACACGACCATTTGCGAACAAAGATAGCGCACTTCACTTTGGGAATACCGGAATTTGACCACTACGTCGATTGCGACTACAGCAAGCCTTGGTTTAATACCAAAAGCCGTATGTTGGACGGTTTAATTAAGATGAAAAATGCATATGCTTAACGCATTTGTTCTTTTGTCTAGGCGTGTGGAATTTTGGCTATACAACGCCGTTTTTCGGGTTTTCCACAATCGTTGCTTAATTGGTGATCACCCATTTTTTAGCAAAAAGATTTTGCGCCCAGCCAAAGAATTAGAAGCCGCGCACCCACAAATCAAGGAAGAAGTCTTAAAAATCCTAGAACGCTATGAGGAATTGACCCCATTTCAGACCATGTCGCCGGATCAGGAACACTTGTCTAACGATGACAAATGGAAATTTTTCTTTCTCAAGTGCGCCAACATCAAATTCCGCAAAAACGCCGCGTTGATGCCTCAGACAATGGCAATTGTGGATAAGTACCCCGAAATCGTAAGCGCCTATTTGTCAATTCTTGCGCCACACAAATCGTTGCCAATGCACAGAGGCCCGTGGTCAGGCGTACTTAGGGCGCACCTTGGCATGGTGGTTTCAGTTCCAGCAGATGCCAGCAAAAAGGGGCACTTGATTGTGGACGGCTTGCGCTACGAATGGAAAGAAGGCGAAGTGGTGTTCTTTGATGACACCTATGAACATGAGGCCCACAACCCAACCGACGAAATCAGGGTTGTCCTGTTTTTGGACGTTCTCAGACCATTGCCCTGGCCCTACGCCATGTTAAACCGGCTTATACTTTCAGCGGCTTTGCTTTTTCCTTACATTTGGATTCCTTATTTTCGGCACAAGAAATGGGAAAAGACATTTCACGCACCGCGCAACAAATGAAAATCACCCAAAAAAAAGTTGACAACCTTATTCCTTATGTAAAGAACAGCCGCACTCATTCGGACGCACAAGTAGCGCAGATTGCGGCAAGCATTAAGGAATTTGGCTGGACAAACCCCATTTTGGTGGATGGGGACAACGGCATCATTGCGGGCCACGGGCGGCTTATGGCGGCGCGTAAGTTGGGTTACAAGGAAGTGCCAACCATTGAACTGGCAGACCTGACCGAGACGCAAAAGCGGGCTTACATCATTGCCGACAACCGCTTGGCGCTGAATGCAGGCTGGGACAATGAGATGCTGACCATTGAGTTAAACGACTTGCTGGCAGACGGTTTTGCGCTGGAATTGCTGGGGTTTGATGCCGATGAATTAGAAAAATTGTTGGATGATGCAAAAGAAGAACAAAACGGCATTGCGGAAAAAGGCAATTTATCCGATAGATTTTTAATTCCTCCGTTTAGCGTTCTTAATGCTCGAGAAGGTTGGTGGCAAGATCGCAAACGCGCTTGGCTTGCTTTGGGCATTAAATCTGAAGAAGGCAGAGATGCTCCCGCAGGCGGTTCTCCTGATATGGTTGCAAGGCAACGAGGAGAATCGGGAACAAGCATATTTGATCCTGTTGTTTGCGAATTGGCCTATGCTTGGTTTTCACCTGTTGGCGGCATAGTTCTTGACCCTTTTGCGGGTGGTAGCGTGCGCGGCATTGTGGCAAGCAAGCTAGGTCGGCAATATATTGGGCACAAATTGCGCCAGGAACAAGTCAACGCTAATCGAGAGCAAGCCAGCGAAATGTGCATAGATGACAATGCGCCGCCAGCTTGGGTTTGTGGGGATAGCCGAACCATAAACAGCACTTGCAAAGATGTGCAAGCCGATTTTGTGTTTAGTTGCCCGCCTTATGCTGATTTGGAAGTTTATAGCCATGACCCAAAAGATTTAAGCACCCTTGGTTACGCAGAATTTAGGACCGCTTACTTTGAAATTATCAAAAAAACGTGTGTTTTGCTTAAAAAAGACCGGTTTGCTTGTTTTGTAGTGGGCGAAGTGCGCGACAAAAAAGGCAATTATTACGATTTTGTGGGCGATACCGTGCAGGCTTTTAAGGAGGCTGGCTTAAATTATTACAATGAAGCCATTTTGGTAACGCCTTGTGGCTCTGTAGCAATGAGGGCAGGAAAATCATTTTCATCTAGCCGCAAGCTAGGCAAAGCCCACCAAAATGTGTTGGTGTTTGTAAAAGGCGATGGAAAAAAAGCCGCTCAAGCCTGCGGCGAGGTCCAAGTGGATTTAGGCGTGTTGGAATTAGAAAGCGTAGCGGATGCGTAAAGCCTCAACGCCTGCTGCAATGGATTGCTCAATGTCTTTGCCAAGTCCAATCATCCAACGTGGGTTTGTAATGGCAAGGTTAGCATCAAGGATGGCATTGCGCTGCGTGCCTAAATCTTGGAATTTAGAAGCAATGCGAATAGCTTTGGCAAAATTGCCTGCATCAAATTCCGCTTTAACTTGGCTTAATTTAGTTTGCATAAAAGACCTTTTTAAGTTGGCTTAACTTGAGTCTAATGGAAAACCAAGCAAAGATCAGTCTTTTTCGTTATGATAAACCCTAACTTGATACGAGTTCCCCTCTAAAAAATGCCAATCATTGCACAAGAGGCTCACAAGCCAACCGATGAAAGCCGCAGGATGGTCGAAAGCACCAGCGGATTGGGCTTGCCCCATGAGCAAATTGCCATTTTGGTGGGCATAGACGACAAAACTTTGCGGAAGTATTACCGCACCGAATTGGACTTGGGCAAGGCCAAAGCTAACGGGCAGATCGCCAAGACGCTGTTTAGCAAGGCCACCAGCGGGGACACCACGGCGCTGATATGGTGGACGAAGACGCAAATGCGCTGGGCTGAGACGGTTAAGCAGGAAATCACCGGCGCGGACGGCAATGACTTGGTGATCAAATGGGCAGCAGGGAAATAATCCTGCCGTATAGCCCTCGGGACGCATTTATGCCGTTCCACAACCGCACGACCCGTTGGTCATGTTTGGTCGCCCACCGCAGGGCCGGTAAGACTGTGGCGGCAATCAACGATGTGATTAAGCGGGCAATCACAGAGGGCAACCGCAGCGCCCAGTATGCTTACATTGCCCCGTTCCGCAGCCAGGCCAAGCGTGTGGCGTGGGATTACCTTAAGCATTACGCTGCCCCAATTACCAAAAACACAAACGAAGCCGATCTGATGGTGGAACTGATTAACGGCGCAAAGATTATGCTGTTTGGCTCAGACAACGCTGACGCTATGCGGGGACTAGGCTTTAACGGCGTATACCTTGACGAATATGGCGACTTCAAGCCTAGCGTATGGGGCAATGTGATTCGGCC